GCTTCGCCCCATACCTCGCGGTATGCAACGCATGACTCGGGGACCTTGTGGATTGCTGGTCCTTCAATGGTCGGGGACTTTCACCCCTTGATCTCTACCGGTCTCCCGGCGCACACTGTTTTTATATACAGTAGTTTCATTCACTAATCTGATCAATAGAGGTTTCAACTATCAATCAGGAGCACAGAGGGGGGAAACCAGTCACCTTTGAGCCCCTGATATTGGTTTCACTTAGTGATTATGTTGTCTATATGCCAGCTTTGAACTATCTTTTCTCAAAACCTGCTACTGCAAAATGGATATAAGATGTCACAGACGGACTTACTGATTGTTGTTTTTACGCTGGGCATTTTAGCCTTTGGCTATTCCATATGGTTCATTTCGAACAGAATACTCTGCTCAATATTTCATAGACTTACAAAGAATTTATGAATTGGGATGGTATAGACCCAAATTCATGGTCCTTGCTCCTCGACGTCGGAAGGTACTTACAGATCATCTTCGCTCTTAACCTATCACATCGGCACCTACTCCATGATGTAACAGCTCAGACCAGAAATATCTGGAAGCTTTAGGCATCTTCTTGGAAGATAGACGAGCGCAAAGACGCACACAGCAATGATGTTATGTAGTATTTTCCCCTTGAGTGTGCCTGCTCAAGGGGATTTTTTATCGCCGCATTGTACCGGCAAATTTTTGTAAATAGTCTTCACATCTACGCCTATCACATCTGCGATCTGTTGCCGAGTAGCGCCGTTCTCCAGCATTCTGCGGCACCGCTCCACCACTTCTTCAGTCATTACCCGGCGGCGGCCGCCGACTCTTCCCTGCTCCCTCGCTGCGGCTAACCCGGCTCGGGTACGCTCCACTATCAACTCGCGCTCCATCTCCGCCAGGGCGCTCATGACGTGGAAGAAGAATCGCCCTGCTGGTGTCGAAGTGTCGATCGAGTCGGTAAGGCTGCGAAAATTCACCCCGCGGGCCTGCAGCTCCGACACGAGCGTAATCAGATCGCGCACGCTGCGGCCCAGCCGGTCCAGTTTCCAGACCACCAGCACATCGCCGGGCTTAAGCCTGCGTAAGGCCCGCCTCAATCCCGGCCGTCTGGCATTTTTCCCGCTCGCGGTGTCTTCAAATATCTGTTCACATTCTGCGCGGATCAGCGCGTTTTTCTGTAAATCGAGGTTTTGATCCCCGGTTGATACCCTCGCATAGCCAATCAGCACTATCTAACTCCTTGAAATAGCTGATTGTAAAAAGCAGCGGCCATTCGCTCAAACCCTCGTTTGGGCGAACGCCTTTTTTGGAGCAAAAAACATGGCCTTTAACCCGGAGCTGGGGAGTACGTCTCCCGCTGTGCTGCTCGATAATGCCGAGCGCCTGGATAAGCTGGTCAATGGGTCTGCGCTGACTGAACCAGATCGCGCTGGCGATGATCTGGATACCTGGCGCGGAATGATGGCGAAAAACGATGAGGTCAGGCAGAACCTGATCCCGCTCAGTAAGCAGTACGCGACGCTGGCGGCGGCGCAGGCGGATATCGCGAATATTCCGGTGGGCTCTACCACGTATTACCGCAGCCCGGACGATAGCGCGCTCGCAATCGAGGTGATGAACGTTGCCGGGACGCTGCAGCCTACCGGGCGGAAAATGCCATCTCAGGTGGCGATTGATAACAGCATTCTTATTTCAGCCAGACTTGCATCAGATTCTGCCGCACGCCAGGCGCTGTTACATGGCATGAGCATGCCGGAACGCCGGGCACTGGCCGCAGACTTTAGTCAGTATCTCGGCCAGTTTGCTGCAGGTGGATCGTCAGTACTTAATGGTTCTGCGACCTGTGCTGACATGACGTTACTTAACATACAGTCATTTTCGACATCCTTTGCTACCGCTGCGTGTATTTTGACGATTACCGGTGCAGGAAGAACATTATTCCGGCGTGGATTTTTTAACGGTGAATCCCTTGCCGATGGTGTGCTGAGCACTCCTTTTTTTGATGTATCTGTTCGTTCAGCATTGATCAACAGCGTCACTGGTAACAATTCCGCAGCGACCTGGGTACTGGAAGGCACAATGCGCCTTCCCCGAGCATATTCCACATCCGAATCCAGGGTATTGCGTGACAGAGAAAATCGTATTGCTGTGGGTATTGCCTCCGCAGCCTATACCTATACCGCTGATACCATTACTTTTGATGCCGCTACAGGTGTTGTTCGTTTCGTCGTGGCACAGGGGAAAATGACCAGCGCAGGGTTTGAGAATACGGCTGCCGGTGCCCAGGCTTATTTCTGGCAAACCTACGGGGACCTGATACTTAGCCAAAAATCGACCGTGACGCAACAACTTCCGGAATACACCCTGTTTTTTGCCGAACCCGGAAATATCACGGTGGCAACAGATCAGAACTGCACCGCTACCATTCAGATCACTAAAAAACTGGTACTGGATACCGGCGCAATGCTGGCCCGTGCAGTAGCGGCCGATCTTCGTTCGCAGAATGCCCGATATGCTACCGATAAATACAGGGACCTGGTTACGGCCCTCAAAGACTATAAATACCACCTTGGGGCAGTGGGTAACTATGGTTCATCCGTCAACTTCAGCGCCAATTTCGCCGGTGACAGTATTTTCAGCCTCGATAAATTATCGCTATCGGCGAATATTCGCCGGGCTGTTATGAGTCTTGTCGATGCAGCAGGTACAGCTTCAACTGTCACTCTTCTGGAAGGTGAATCTATAACCGGGCACACCATTAATTCGCCCTATGTCGACTTTGTTCTACAACCTGTCGGAATCTACAGCCTGTCTGTCAATACTGACACGGGAAGAACGATATTTAAAATCCCTGTCACTCTTCCGGGAGCGCTGCCCGCTGATTCAACCCGTATCATCCGTGACAGAACCGACTATTTCGGAGCCTATACCCCCTCCACCCTGTATAGCGGAACGACAAGGGGGATTACCTATGAAGCGGCAACCGGCAGTCTGATTATGGCTGTCATGAATGCTGATGTCGTCCTGGCGGGATATGCACTTACCACTGCCGGTGTTATTCAGTATGTCACTGAGAAACTCGCTGGATATGTTTTCAGCCAGGTAAGCGCAACCGTTGCCACCCGGCCTTTCAGTAATCTTTTCCGGGCCAGTGCCGGGGCGGTTTCACTGACCACCGATACGGCTGTCACTCTGACAGGAAATTTCTACGGAGCGAAAATGTCTTCTGATGGTTTGACGACTTACCAGCGTTATGAGACGGTGGTAAAGAACAACAGTGGCTCTGCAACCGGTCTTCGCCCTGTCAGGGTGAAATGCAAGTTCAAGGCAGGCGAAGTTCCAAACGACAAATGTATTGTGGTGACGGATATCGACGGACAAGTCTATCCCTGCCAGTGGGCCGGGGAGCCGGACTTTAATCCCCGCCGTGGTCGGACCCTGAGTTACTGGGGGGATGATTCTCTTCGTAGCGGTGAACTGCTTATCTTGGATAATCTTGCCGCCGGACAAGCTAAAAAGTACATCATCAAAGCATTCCCGACAGAGCAGACAGCATCATCGGTAAATCACACCGTTCAGGAAACGAGCACGAGTTTTCTGGTTACAGCGGATGATGGAACCCAGGTCCGCTTTGACAGCATCGTAGGATGGCTCCCTTACAAGCTGAACAGGGACGGCATGACGTACACGGCAATTTGCCAGCAGCTGCTGATCAGGCTTTCATCTGGCGCCTGGTCTATCTTCGCCGTGAATTATCAGGATGCAAAGTACACAGTCATCAGTGACGGGCCGGTGTTTACGGAAGTCGAAACCACGTTTACGAATGGTGTGGCCGGGGATAATCAGGAAATAGCGGCAGGTTTGCTGAAATTCACCTACCGTACGAAGATTTTCCGTAATGGTTATATCCAGATTGATGCGGCGGTGCGACTGACGACGGATATGGCTGCAAACGTACTTTTTGGGTGCATGACCCGGCTTCAGCTGAATTCGACGGCAACCAAAAACATACGTAACGAGTACAACGCCATCTGGGCAGACAATGCTGTCTCCCGTTCCGTATCCATCCGCTGGGCAGGAGGGGATGTCATCCGTGATGAGGCAGAGAATGCAACGCTGGGTAACCGTCCGCCGGTGGCAGGACTGACGGCAACGACTTCCTACCTGCGGTTTGACGGTGGCTGGCAGGCTGGCGCTATCTATGGTTCAGCTAAAACAACCCTGGGCGCACCAAAAAACTGGACTTGGACCGTCGGCTTTAGTGTCCATCTGAATGAGCCGGTTACGGGCAATGTTGCACTCTCCGATGTCGAACTGAATCCGGTTGTTGGGTTTGCTGCCCGGTCTTCCGTGTACCCCCGCGTTCGCCAGGCGGCATTAATGTCGCGGCTGGGAAATATTGTCTGTGGGCTTTCTTCATGGAATGACCACGACGCCAGCGCAACGGACAATGCGAATGGGGCATTCAATACCGTCACGGGGGATATCGTCCGGCTATTGCACCTGCGCACAGGAACGTTTGCGGGCGTTTACGCAAAATTTCAGTCCTGGGCTCTGGCTCAGTATGGCGGCGCGGGTATCGCGAGCATTCACCTTGGCGCGCCGGAGGCTTACCAGTCCCTCCAGTTTGCCTCCCGCCTGGTACTGCCTCAGTTGTGGTGGTTGTATCAACTGGCAGTGATGGAAGGTGATGCGGCAAAACAGACTGAACTGAAGACCGCTATCGACCGGATGGCATCGGACTGTTACGCGGCATTTGGCGGGGTGGGTAAAGCTAACAGCAACTTTTATGCGGCGGCATTCCGCGCATGGGCGATGGCAGTGGCCACCGGCACCGATCCGTCAGGTAACTATACAGCGGCGATGAATATGGTTGACGGCCAGTTCTCCAGCCCGACGTATTTTGCCGGGGTGAAAAATATCATCACCGATAACGTTGTCGAGAACGTGCCGAAGCGCATGTATCTGCACTACCAGATGTACGCCTGGAACAACTATCTCATTGGTTGCCGGATCACAGGTCGTGCTTCGGTGCTTGATATGACGACGTTTGCCCTGAATGCGATTTCTGGTTACGGGGGATTAAAGGAGGTGGATTACTGTACGGCGGAATCACGACGAGGAGTGCCATCAACGGTGGCGTTTATGTTGTATCCGCTTCTGCATTCTGGCGATAACTCCTGTCTGGAGGCTGCGGAACGTATGATGGATGCTTTTGACGAATATGGCGGAGCCAACACGAATGGTCAGATAAAGTTATGGGATCTTGATTATTACTCCGTTGTGTCAACCAGCTTTTCAGACTATACATTCGCCTGCAATATTATGGCTGACGTTTGGATGCAATTCTGGAAAAATAATGCTGGCTAAATTTATAAGCTGAGTCAGACAGAAATTGAGTAAGTTTTTTATGGAATAAAACCACGGATGGTTAATCGCTCTAATAAGATAGCCTTCCATGGCTATTTATTATTATCCTAACTGTCGTTGGCGAAAATACTGATCCAGCCAGACATCAGAGAAGGTCGTTGCGCAGAACGGTATATCGGTTGTGGCTACAGTACTTCCAGCCTGATAACCATCGAAACCGAAATAGCGCTTGGGTAAGCCGGATTGTGGTCCATATTCAGAATTGAACAGATCCAGAGATGTCAGCAGTGCATTCATCATCGAGGGCCTTCCGGAGATCATCATCGGGTATGCAGCAAACGTGATGGTGTTAAAACTGCCCCGCCGGCTTTCCGATGCGCAGTAGTCAATCTCATCAAATCCGCCCAGGGCTGACGACGACATGAGAATAAAGTTATCCATGTCGAAGGCAGATTCTCTGCCAGCAGCGGTACACCCCAGCAGGTAATTGTTGTAGGCAAATACCTGATAATGCACCCACCAGTTAGCCGACAGCACGTCTGATGCTCCTTCCTTGAGGATGTTCTGGGCATACATAAACCCTGAACTTTGCATCAGCAGAGACTGAATCCCATTATAGGTTGCCAGATAAGCCCCTGCAGCGTCCTGCCCGGACATGATCCCCAGCGCAACAATCCTCAGTCCTGTGGCATTGCTGTTCGAGTTACCTTTCCCCGCAACTGATCCCTGTAGTCCGACTCCGCCATTAGCGTTGTAGTAAGTCACTATCGCATCGGCAAAGCTTTTTATCGCTACGGCAGTTTTATCCCTGACAGTCGTGTTTCCTTTCAGAACCGCAACCTTATAGAGCCAGTGCAGAACCGGAACACTGATGCGGGAAGCGAACTGCAGAAGATGCCCGCCATTTAGATAAGAAGCCCCAATATTTGCCAGCACAGGTACCCCGAACGATTTCACGACCGTTTCAAGTTGTGTGTAAATTCCCTCCAGCGTCCCGAGGCCGTCTTTCAGATATCTGACAATCTCATACGTTACCGGCGCATATTTAAACGTACGCGTATCTCCCGGTCCGCCTTCCCACTGCCGGGCATCACCGGAATACCACCAGTCCATCGACCCGTCCAGATGCAGTTCAATTTCGCGGAGTGCCCGGCGGACCTGGGTAGATGGATATGATGACTGTCCAAGGAAACCAACCGGACGATTCAGCACCCTGGAGAACACATCCCTGGCTGTTGCTGAAGGTGACCTCATGTCAAACCAGAACTCGCTTGTCCAGGCCCAACCTTTGTTGACCGGCCAGGTAATAAAGGAGTTGTGGTCCTGGGTCTGATATTTCCAGCCAGCATACAATCTCACGGAAGAAGATGACGGGTTACGAACTTCCAGCATGGTAGGACGTGTCGGTCCATATGTCTGCCCGTCACGATGTACATCGCCGTTCGCCCTGACTGCTGTCACCGCCCATTTATCGCCGCTGGTCGGGTCTGTAAAAATAACTGATGCGGCCTGTGGGTCATACGGATACGCGCCGTCCCCGAAAGTCAGTCGCGCGATGACCCCAGACAGGGTTGATACCGGCAGAGCAACTTCCATCGATGACACCAGGCGGATTTGCAGTTTCCCGTTACGAAAGAGACGGTAACGCATCACTGCCCGTACAGCCTGGGAAGGAACGTTATCAATGGGCAGATTCCAGGAAACCACCTCAATCTCGACAAACACTGGTCCAGTATTGATCAGTCGAATGGATGAAGCCCCCTGAAAACCTGCCTCCTGGTAAGCGCCGGAAGCCCATGTTGAGCCACTCAGATAGGCGTTAAGCGTGATGTTGTGAACGGTCCCGTTGGGGTCAGTGATCGAGGCAAGTGCCCATGCCCCGGCAGCCACTACACCGGAATTGGTGAACGTCAGAGTATAGCCATCAAGCGTCACTGTACGCTGTGTCGCTGATGGCACAGTCAGCAAAGGGCTTTCAGCATAAGATTTTCTGGCCGTGGCGTAAGCTTTCAGCTCAAAGAACCGGGTTTCTCCCGCCGGAACAGAGGCCAGCGTAAAGACAGAGCCTGCTGCCAGGGAGCCATCAGGATGAAATCCCGGCTGTGAGCGCTGACGCGGGTTTGGATGCTCCGTGCCTGAGAACTGGCAATCGTACTCCAGCCCGTTTTCATCCGTCAGAACCAGACATTCCTGAGACGGTACTTTTCCCGCAGGGAACCGGACTTTGAGTTCTACGGGGTAGTTAAGATAGTCCTGCGTAGTGGCATTTTTAACATCGCCGGTTACGCGGACATAGTCGCCGACGTCGGCCCCGTTCACTGCATCCTCTTCGTAGACCCGGAGTATAATACCGTTCCTGTCACCAGAGGAATTCAGATGTTCAATACTAAGCGCGCCAGCAGGAACCCTCAGAGCCATAATGTCCTGCAGGTCACGGGTGATCTGCCATGAGGCCGTTCTGTAGGTGAATACTGAATTGCGAGACAGCCCGTAAAGATAATTGAAAATCGCTGACGGACTGAACAGAGGTACCCCGGCGGCATCAAGCAGAGTAACAGGAACCGAAAACTGCAGGCATCCGTTTCCCTTATACCCACCCAGTGACGTGACAATATCGGTCCGTAGCAGCGCTGATTCATTCCCGGTGACATAGCTGAACTGGCCCGCCAAATCGACACAACCGGGTACGCCAGTGTTAGTCAGTGTCCATACGGCGCCATCCTTTTTGATGAATTTCGCGATAACCATCACCGCACCAGGAAACCAGGACGTTGAAGTTACCGAGACACCATCAGTGTACCGTATCTCTACCCCCTTAAGCTCATTCAGTCGATGTGCCTCACTGAATCCCTGAAGGATACCATTCTGCAGCAGTGACTGATTGGCAGGTACAATGCGCCTGCCAACCCGCATGCCGTTAACGCTGAAAGCGAGATCCACCATGCGCGGGGCATACTGATTATCATCTGCACTGGTTGACTGAATGGTATCAATAACGACAAGGCGGTTTTTATCCGAATATCCAGGCAGGCCGAGGAGCGGCCCGTTATACACAAGGCGTGAATAGCGTCCGTTCAGCGCCAGATCTTTTGCTACCGCGGCTGAAACTGCATTGCTGTGTAAAACTTCGGGAACCTGGTTCATTTCCCCGGAATTCATAACAGAAAAAGCAAAAACAAGACCTGTACTGGCATCAACTGTCAGAGTACCTGGGGGAACTGAAAACAGGGATGCCGTATGAATGACTTGCGTAGTGGTTGAAGCATAATAAAAAACCTTCTCGGGCCACATCGACTGCAGATAAGCCTGGACGCCTGCTGGGGTTGCCGGATATCCGGCAGCGCTCAGTTCAGTGCGAGGAATAGTGACCTGAAGATAGGTACCGGAGGAATGCAGAACCACGCCACGCAACGCTGTTGTGGAGCCCTGATCAGCCCGTATAGAAGCAAAGTCATGTTCCGGATCGAACGCGGTGTACTGTGATGTCGCAACAACGCCATCACCAACGACCGGAAAAAAGGCTGCACGGAGAACATTCGCTTCCACAATGACATTTGATACTGTCATTTCCTTTAGGTACAGGGGATTATAATGTGTGGTTATATCCCCGTCATTTAGCGTCTCTCCTGGGAAAAAAAACCTGCTAAAAAACTCGTTGGTACCTGCAGTGAGTACGAGTTTTGCTGAGGTATCCCCCCCAGCAGGAAGAGACGCAGTTCGCAGCTGCCCAACAGCCTCATCAGATAACGACCAGCTTCCAGATGCCGTAAGTGAAAGAGCTTCTGTCAGTGTCAAACGTGAAAGCGTTTCTGTTATCTCAACAGATTCTTCAAGGGCATGTGCAATTTTATCCAGTTCTGCCTGAGATGGCATTTTCCGCCCGGTAGGCTGCAGCGTCCCGCTAACGTTCATCACCTCAACCGCAAGAGCGCTGTCATCCGGGCTGCGGTAATACGTGGTCGATCCTACCGGAATATTCGCGATATCCGCCTGGGCCGCTGCCAGCGTCGCATACTGCTTGCTGAGTGGGATCAGGTTCTGCCTGACCTCATCGTTTTTCGCCATCATCTGGCGCCAGGTATCGAGTGGTTCACCGCCGCGATCGTTAATCGTTCCGGCCGGACCGTTCACCAGTTCGTCAGCGCGCTTGACGTTATCCAGGAAGATTTCAGGCGTCGTCGTTCCCAACGGCGGGTTAAGTTCGGCCATGTTTTTGCTCCAAAAAAGGCGTTCGCCCAAACGAGGGTTTGAGCGAAAGAAAAGTTGAAAGGGATTTTTTCGGTATTAAGCAGCGTCGCCAGGGTATGTGGCGTCGTCGTACTGGTAGAACGATTCGAGGTATTCTTTTGCGGTGACCTGGCAGGTTCCGTCAGACTGCGGGGCGATCTCCTCTACAATGGCGTCGTAGACGTGGCGCGTTGAGCCGCAGAACACCAGGCGGATCGGCTCGATGGTTGCCGACGACAGGTCAACCCGCATGGGATCATCAAACTCGCTCAGGTGCGGGACTGACAGCTGAAAATCACCCACCCGGCTCGCCACCATCAGCCCGGATGCAGAGCCATCCTGATAGCGGATTAGCGCGCGGGGATTTTCGAAAGACCAGTTCAGCGGCTCCGTAACGGTGAACGTTGTCACGCCACCAGCCGTTGTCATCGCCTCCACCAGACAGGAAATTGTGTTGTTACCCGGAATATCATCCGTGAGCACGATGCGATCGCCCGTGTTGTAGCACAGCGCGTCCAGCTCGGTAGTGGTCTGGAACGTCACCCGCTGCTGAAGGTATTTCATCAGACGACGCATGCCGATCTGGTAGGCGTGATCCTGATTCAGTACCCCATCGAGTTTGTAATTCTCTATTTTCACCGGCGTTGGATTGTCCGGCGTCCGGCATTTAACGGTCTCCTCTGCCCAAGTGACGCCGTTGATGTACGTCACGTCGACACCATCAAAATCATCGTCGGACGGTACGGTAAATCCGCTCTGCAGCTCCTCCACCATCTCATGCGGAGTGATCACGCCAGTCCAGGGCTTAATCCCCTCACGGTTGACCGTCGCCAGGCCATCGCTTAACAGGAAGCGGGACTTCCCGGCGTTGGCTATCTTCTGCAGCATTTCCAGCGCTGAGATACTGTCGCCGGTAGCGAAATCGAAATACTCTCCCCGTGGCGTCCAGTACGCAGACTCCAGCGCGTTGATGGTGTCGACATCCATCTCCAGCCCCAGCGAGTTCCCGACATGCAGCAGCGCCCCCGAAATGGTTCTGGCCGTTCCTGAGTCGTAGGCCCGCGTGGCCACAACGTTTACGCGGCGGTCCGACTGCGCCGCCAGCTTCCCGCCCGTCGCAACGGTCACCGCCATCAGCGACACGCCGGGATAGGATGAAGGGCGCGTCAGCAGTCGCCCGCGCAGTGCCTGCCAGTACATACTGTCTCGCGCGTTGTTTGAGCCCTGCTCATTGCGCCGACGGCAGCGAACCTCTACCAGCCCCGGAGAGCTGAGGGTGATCCGCTCAGTGAAACCTAACCCGTTGACGTTTTTCAGCGCATACTCGCCCTGGTGACTCACCCACCCCGATCCGGAACCGTAGACGCGATACTGTATCTCCCACTCAACATGCCGAAGCCGCTTTTTCCCCTTGCTGTCAAAGCCACAGATGCCGTTCGGGAAGGAGAAATTCACCTCGAACGCATCCACTACTTCATTTTCAGGGCATACGAGGAACGGCCCCAGCCAGCTAAGCGTGTCGTTAAGGCCAGTGGCCTCATAGTCAATCATCGTCCTGGCGGTGAAACCCGGCCATGACTCATCAACGGTACCGTTAACCAGGCGCGCCACCGTCGCCGTCGTGCCGTCGGCAGAGACAATGCGGTACTCATTCCCGCGGTGAGCCAGTGAAAGCCGTTGCACCCCCTCCGGCATGCCGGAAAAGGCCGTTCCCGTGGCGCTGTTATAGGCAAGCGTCACATTCGCCGTTACCGCCGGGCTGCCGCCGGTTGATGCCGTGCCGGAGGTGTAAACCGGAGCATCACCGAAAACAGCTGCAGGCAGCGAAGAGGACGTGATCGCCCCACCCGCGAACGGACTGGCCGACTCGGTTATCAGTACGGTGCCGCCGTTGTCCTGTGCAACCAGGCCGGAGCCAGTGAGTCCCTCGGTGATAGCCGCCAGCAGTCCCGACATCGAGACATAGTTAGCCACCAGCGACACCGGGTAGGTAACCCCCTGCCAGGTGATCGTGAACGTGCTGGAGCTGGTCGAAAAATCGTAGGTGGTTGGGGCCGCACTGGCCTGGACTTTTGCCGCACTCCCCCCGGTGCCGGGCACTGCAGCCTGGCCGGGGGTATATGACGCGATAAACAGATCGTAATCGACAGAGTTAAACCCCAGCGTCACCGGCATTCCAACCACCGGCGCGATCTCCGTCAGCAGCGGGCTTGCGATAACGCTGTATCCGGCCGCCGTGGTGATCTGGTAGTTCGCCGGGGCTTTCAGTTCGACCACGGCGCCAGCGACCCAGCTGGGCGGCAGTGCGTTATCGTTCTCGTCGTCGTCATCGCCGTCATCCGTGTCCAGCCCGGTAAACGTTACGCTCGAACCGGATACGGTCATGCTGTCTGCGATAATGTCGTCTGCGTCCGGCGACGTCTGGGCCATGTCCAGCCCGGTGCCGGATGATGTCCCTCCGACCTCCGTACTGTTGACCCAGTTTTCACTGCGCTCATCACCGGAAACGTCCGCTCCTGGCGGGTAATGGATGCTGCTGAAACCCGGCAGCGTCGCTGCAGGAGTGCTGCCTACCCGGATATCGCCATTGGTATAAATCAGATCACCGACACCTAGGCATAGCAGCATCTGGACGCGCATTTTCGTAGGATCGGCGGCATCAAACCGGGTAACCGGCTGCACCACATAATCTGGGTAGATACGCACCCGGCCAAACACCTCACGAATGGCATCACCGAGTTTTGCGGTGTTGGCCCGCGCCGGGTTCAGGTCGAGACTCCGCCCTGTGGATGAGGTATAGCCGCCCGTATCAATGGTGCTCATCAAAACAAGCGAATAGGCTGCAGCGGCAACGGAGATACCGATACCGATCCACGCGATTGTGGCGGCCTCCAGCCCGAAGGGAACCGGATAAAGCCGAACATCACTATCAGGGTGGATCACGCAAGTAGCCCACTCACCTGGCGGAATTGACTGACCATCAACCTCAACGGTCAGTGGTGGGACATCCCGGTCGGTATAGTTTTCGACATTGGCAACCAGCCAGCTGCGAATGCTCGTAACGCCATGCTCATGCGTTTCAAGTGGTTCTCCGGGAAGCCGGGAAGGATAAAAACGAATGGTCATTGCCAGAACTCCACGCGAACAAAGCGCCGCTTAAATCGCGGCAACGGCAGAAAGGTGACGTTCGTACCCGGATTGCATTCCGCCACATGCAACAGACCATCGATACTGACCACGATCCCTACGTGGGTGACAGTCGACCCGGAATAACAGGCCACCCCGGCCCCTTCGCAGGGTTCGCAGCGCTCAAGGGTAAGCATCATCCGGCGCGCTTCCCGGTCGAGGCCCCCGCCGTCTTTGGTCACACCTGCAAAATCCGGCCATTCAGGTAGCCCCAGGTCGCTGCGTATTTCATTCACAATCCCGAAGCAGTCGAGTAGCGGGTAGGCTCTACCGCCCTTCTGCCATTTAACAGAACGGTATTTATCAGGGTTAAACATTGGGATTCCTTAGCTGATATAACGCAGTCCGGGGAATACAGGTAGCGTGTAGCGGTATCGTGGCCAGGCGATATCGAGGATATTCATGTAGCCCGCGGTAATCTGCGCCTCTGTCGCCGTCCAGTAACCAGACTTGATTTTCAGCGTATACGGCACTTCCGCAGGGGCCGCTAAATCCGTGGAGATATAACGCCGGTACGTCAGCAATGCAGACAGACGGTTAGCCAGCGCATAGCGGATAGCCGTGGACACAACACCATCGATATTGCACAAGGCAAATTTGAGGTCCTGCGTGCCGTCCGCATTGCGCGCCGGCAGAGCAATGTCTATCGCACAGGCGGTAAACGTTACGGTATCGCCGTTCTCCGTCGTTGCCGTAATATCCTCGTAGCCCTGGCACAGATAATGGACGTCAGAACCAATGGTGATCTGCAGCGTCTCAATGATCACCTCCGGCCCGCTGCTGGCGTAGAGGCGGTTGAGTCTTGTCATGATTTTTACCCAATAAAAAAGGCCACCCGAAGGTGACCTTAAAAATTGGTGTCGAATGTGGGTGTACCCTCACCGGCAGGATCGCTATTCCGCGCTTTATTTCACGCTCCGGCTACGGAGCGGCATGAAGGACTTTCCCACAAATCGACACAAGTGATTATGAAGGTGAAACGGTTTTAATCAAGCCTTGGGCCACTCCTTATTCAGCGCAATATCCAGCAGTGAGCTGCCGACGATCCATTCCGGGTAATTACCCCATGGGGCAGGAGCAAGGGGGCGTTCCCATAATTCAAGCGTCGCCGTGTACTTCCAGTAAATCGGGGCCACTAGCACCGGTCCCTGATAAATATCTGTGAAGCGGCATTTGTAAAACTTAATGCCTGACGGCGTCTGCAACTTCATCATGAACCATGCAGCCCCGTCAGATAACGCATCACGGAACCAGGACTCAAACGCCAGGCCCTGCGCATCGGTTTCCATAAACCAGGTGATGCTGGCCTGCGTCGGCGTGGACGTATAAGCTCGCCTTTGCCGCGCGCGGCCGGTAATTAACTGGGTACGTTTTAACGGGCTTACAGGCTGGAATCCGTATCCTTGCTGTAATGGCATAGGGAGGCTGTCATGTGGGTAGTAGATATCAGTCATGCAGTCTCCCGGTAAAGTATCTCGAATAAAATTTCACCATTAACCTCAGGAGGGTATTCATTTCAGAATAAAGCACTATGGAATCGAAGAAATCTCTGATTTTTTGGTTAGAATTAACGAAGATAAAAATCTTATTAAATCGAGACAAACACACAAGGCGATATATTTATCAACTCACCTCAAGAGCTAAAAGAAATCAAAAAAAACAGCATTATCAATACACTAATTTTATTGACTTTAATTTGAGCTTACATTGTTTCGGCACAGCCCCATATCAAAATAAAAAAGGGCAATGTGCCGACAGGCAATATTCGTCAATGTGACTGCTTATTTAAAAGCAACTCCTGAAGAAGAAGCGCAATAGAAACAAAAATCAAAACCCCACAAAAAACAATTTTTGCAAAATCATAGTTAAACACGGTTGTAAGCGTATCATTATTATATAAGTGATTATGCCTATAGGAATAAGTTGTGTAGATATCATCGCATATTTCAAGAATTCCACCGACAATCAAAACAAGCCAAAGAAATGAAAACTTCACTCGGACCTCCTTACGTTTACGTCTCCTATTGAAGATAAGTCCGCCAATAAAAAGAGGAATCATAAAAGCTATGAAGTCTTTAAATGTAAATGTTAACAACGCTTCCATTAATAAGATCCTTGTGTTTTCTTGCATCTACTCAGATTGTTAGACTTACCTACCTAATCAAGTCTCAGCTAATGCAGTTTAGCTTACCTAGGACCGTGTCGTGTATAGTTTCCTTTTAGAGCGTTGCCAAAAGCCCCTTGTGGCATGGTAACCTCCTTTGTGAGTTCACCTTTTAACTGCCTGGAAAGCAGTCGATTATTCTGATTGAGTGTAGCGCTCAACTGCTCCGGAGTAATACCCTGGAGATGAAACTCCTGATTAATCGGCGCGTGTACAGTTGTTTGCCTGCGGTTATCGCTGTTAACGTTCTGAACACCAGTACCAAACCCTGTGCGCCCCAGAGTTGCATCAAGCGGTTGGCCATTTCGAAGTGCCTCAAGCTGAGACACGCCGATCCGGTTCGTTGATGCCTGGTCGAAGACGTACTCTCCTTTGTGAACAATACCCGCTGGCTGATACTTACCACCGGGGCCTGTGTAACCGCCGGAGGCGAAGCCAACACCTGAAACAGCCTGGATATTTGAGACGATACTGGCAGTCTGCGCAGCGATTGAGGCCATAGCGATGATGTTGGCCGGATAAGGCGCGCTAACTGCACCGCTTGCTATAGCCTGCTGGATTTTCACCATTGAGTCCGCGATAGCGAATGCCTTGCTCGCAGCAAAAGCGACCTTGTAGATTGCCGATTGCTCACCAAACCCCGTTCGCATGATTTCAGCGGTGCTATCAAACAAGGACTGCGTGGCCGCAGATATGATGGTGTTTTTCTGAGCCTCTATGACCTGATTTGCATCCGCTGCACGCTGACGAATAGAGGTCATTCTAGCCTCACCCTCTGCAGTTATTTCACCGGCCTTCGCATAAGCTTCCTCCTGAGCTGCCAGCCAGCGCTGGAGCTCTTGCTGAGCCTGTCCATATTCGTTGATTTGCCCCTGCATCCCCTCAAAAGTTCCTGAGAGTCGCCCTCCTGTGGGTGTAAGGTTTCCTACAACATTACGAACCGTCGAGGGCAGTTGCATATCGGTGTTTTGATAAATATCTGCCCGCGTTTTTTCATATTCACCGGGTTTTAGTTGCCCGGTTGCTTTGGCCTTCTCCAGCAGTTCAAGACGGGTTTTAAGCAGATCGTTGGTCCGCTCATCCTTCGTCTTTACCTGTTCCTGCATCTTCCGATAATCGTCCAGGGTTTTTACGGAATTTTGCAGTGCCTCCTGCTGCTTATACGCCTGGAGGATTTCATCTGAACGGGAAAGGATCGACTTCTGGTCAGCGGTGAGCTGCGTTTTAGATTTGAGGTCAGCAATCTGCTGCTCGAACTTGATCCGAGCCTGTGTCGCGCTATTAAGCTTGTCACTGGCATCCAGCTGGGACTGCATGGCAGCAGTCTGCTGGTTTATCTGATCAAGAAGCCGGGTTGCTGCGTCCTCTGTATAGGCTTTTTCTTTGTGGGTCTTGGGCTGCCCAGCTTTTTTGGCCTGCTCAAATTCCTTTTCCCTTACAGCAATTAGCGCATTGGCCTGATTGATTGCTTCTTTATTTCCTGAGAAAGCAATTTTTCTGGACTGTGCTCTTGCCTCCTTTAACCGAGCTTCTGCACCGGCAACCCTGTCTGCCGCCAGATACTCCTTATTAATCCAGTCAACGGAATTTTTTACCGCCTTATTACCTTCAATGGTAAGTGTGTTCATCGTGGTTTGCAGATCTAACGCCTGGCCGATAAACCTCATCGTAGGGTCAATTGCGCCACCAAGCGCTACGTTTTGCCTACCCTTATCCGCTGCTGTGTAATAATTTTTGACCTCAATAGCTGCAGCTGTCCACGAATCACCTATTTTCAGGATCTCCCGTCGATGCTGATCAATATCAGCATTCAAGGCGGTTAAATTAGCAGAATCCTTGTATTGGGCTACCTTTGTCCTTGCCTCGTCATAACTAAAACCAACGTCGATAAGCTTATTTATTGCTTCGCTCGCACCGTCATTAGTAGTTATAAACATACTACCGACTTCATCGATCGTCTGACCCGTCTTATCAGATATAGCAACCATATTGAGCGCAAGTCGCTCAGCAGCATCTCCGTTAGCACCAAGGGACGTTGTGGCTATTTTTGTCGCAGCATCAATTTCCTGGCGGTTCTGATAGACAGCATAAGTTAGCAACCCAACTGAAGCAGCTGCCACGCTATAGGGATTAACCAGACCCATGACATATGTGCCAACGCCCTTGATCGCTGGCCCAATGCCGCCGAACATATCTTTGAGCTGACCGCCCTGCTGCATGAGAACCATAAACGGTGACTGCCCGGTAGAAAGACCGACAACAATATCGGTCATCTGAGCAGGGATCATGCGCATAGCGTTGGCAGTCTGAGCTGCAGATTGGCTTGTTTTACTCAATTGCGCCTGGGTTTTCTCCAGGGCATCGCGGGATTCTGCAAGTTTGCTGTTGAGGCGATCGTAAGCCAGGGGCGACAGCATCCCGGATGTTTTAGCTGTATCCAGCTGGCGCTGCTGCTCGTTCAGGCGGCGGAATGCTTCACCTACGGGATCTATTTGGGCTTCAAGACGACGCAGAGCAGTTACCTGCTCATCATGTGCTTTTACAGCCTCGCGCTCGGCTTGTGCTTCGCCGGTTACTTCCCGACGAGTCTCCTGCAGTTTTTTGCTGTACGCATCATATTGGGAAGTATTAATTGCGCCCGATTTAAAAGCAGTATTCAGTTCACTTTGTTGTTGTTCAAGATTGCGAAGAGCTGCTGCCAGAGGGTCGATTTTATCGAGCATTCTCTGGAATGCATCAGCCTGCGCTTCCTGCTGCATAGCAGCCAGTTTGCTGGCCTTCTCTGCTTCTCGTTGAGCTTGTGTAACACCACTTAGTTCCTCAGTGGTGTCATTCAGCATCTTGGACAGCGAACGAAACTCTTCCTCGTCAATTAGCCCTTTATCGAAGTATTTTTTCAGCTCACTATAGCGACGTCCCACGGTATCAATTGCAGCACCAACCGGATCAATGGCTGCACGCAACTTATTGAGGGCTTCTTTTTCCTCATCGGTAGCGCGGGAAACTTTGGTGATGGTGGCCACAGCCTTATCCCCGGACTGAGTCATTTTATCAAGCGCAACTGTTAGACTATCAGCCTGCTTCTCTGCCCCGGAGCTATCAAGAACGATCGCAAGGCGGGATGTTTGTTCAGTCATTTACCTTTCTCCGGGCAATAAAAAACCCCGCCGAAGCGAGGTTAGAGCTTTTGAAACTGTTACGCTTTTAATTCATTGACGGTGAAAAATTATTGCGCCGATAATCGCCGCAAAGACCGCCAGCACAAACCCTGCGATCAACTTTACATTGACGTCAGCCAACCTATCACTGGCCTCAGTATCGTCAGCGCTAACTATTGTCTTCGAAGGGGTAACGTCGCTCCCGCAATGCTTGCACTTCACCGCTTCAGCGCTTATTAATTCTGCGCAGTATGGACATTTGACTGAGTTTGCGGATGGTTTGAACTTCTCACCGACCAAAGCGATGATGACTCCTGCAATCGCTACGCACCCGCCAAATATCATATAATTTTGTCGTGAAGACATTAAACCAAGATTGTTAACTCTGTAGCCATCACTTGTCGTCACCGTTACATCCATAAACAGCGCTGACACAGCGAAGATAACACCTATTGAAATAGCGAGGTATCCGATTATTCTCACGACATCCCCTTTCCAGCAAATAGCCACCCGAAGGTGGCTCACTGAATTAACCAGAAATATTTTTATCTGAGCATTTAACTATTTTTAGAGACTCGAGCTGCTGAAGGCGTGCCTGAGCCTTTCTACGCGCTTCACTTTTAGCCATTCCGTTACCGATGCCGAAATCACCAAGAGCACCCAATACAGTCCGTCCGTCAAACTGACCAGTAGTCTCGATCTCGTTCTGTATGCTATGCGTTTTCGCAATTTCCTGCTTAATGGCATTGCAGTCTAACGCTGCAGACTCTTCGCTGGTAACGGACGGAGCTTGCGGATACTGCTTAGTAGCACAACCAGAAATAGCTAACACCCCAGCAATTACTATCATCAATTTCTTCATTTTATGTTTCCCGTGATTACAATCGGAAACATCCTAACATATAGGCGCAGCTAAACAATGATAAGGCTATTTCACTATCGCCCGCCTTTTTTGCTCTTCCGCCCACTCAGTCCTCCAGACATCATCAAGGGCCAGTATCGCTGCATCAAACTCAATGCGGTCGATCAGGATGGTGCGCGATGCCAGGTAAAGCTGAATATCGTTCAGGGATAGAGGGAGCGGCACTCCGGCCATGCCGGCATACTTCCTGCCGCGCGATATCATGGCGTAAGCGTTGAGGATCTCCCCAGTGACCGCATCGATTTCAGGCTCTGGAATGGGTGGGAGATTTAGCTTCTCCCTGCGCCACTTTGCTTTCTCGCCCTGCTCGCCAGCGAAATCCTTTAGCCACTTTTGGGCCTCTATGGCTTTTTTACGGTTTCCTGAGTCTGCTGCTCCTTACCCTGAGCAATGTTTGCCGCCTCAGCCAGTATCAGCCAGTATAGCGCCGGGTGCTGTTTCAGCATGGCAGCCCCAAGTTCTGGGGTGTAGTCGAGAGCAACCTCTATGCCGTCGACTAACTTACCTACTCCCTCCCAGCCTTTCAGCAGGAACCGAGCGGCGTTATCGATCAGCAGGTCATCAACAGAGTCTATATCGTCCACGCTGGCGAGATTAAAATCCGTTGTCCCCACCTTATAACCTGCGTCCATCTTATCGATGTGGCGGCGCACCAGCGCGTTACGAGAGCGATATTGCGGATTCTCGCTGCTGGCCACCAGCAGGCGAAGTTTGAACAGCGATTCTTCTTCCGGCGAGAATTCCTTTTTGCTGCCTTCTGGCTTTTTGTAGGGATAAAACCAGCGCTCGCCATTTAAATCAATTTTCGGGGTAACAATCAGCATAAAAAACTCCATAAAAAAAACCTCCAAAGAGGGCCAATGTTAATCACCACCGCCAGTAGTGGCAGGAACGCGAGTAATAGTTGGCGGAGTATTGGCCGCGGTGATATCCAGCTGAACCTGAACAATGTCAGTGCTCCCCGCATCCGGCCAGTCGCCGGAGATCTGCACTTCCGGGAAATCGAAGGTATAGGCGCCTTCATCATTCTCCAGCGTGAAGCTAAACGGCACCGTTTCGCCGGTGAATGTTTTTTTGTAAACCTCCCAGGCAGCCTTTGACCATGACAGCGTGATTTGACCTGACGGGGTAAAGGTTGTCGGAATGTTTGCGCCGGCGAACGCCGAACCGGTACCGATGCAGCGCTGAGTCTGCATATTGTTGTTGAACTGAATGTTAAAGGTGTCGACGCAGAAGCCTGTCCCGCCATCAACACCATTTAGCCGGATGTTTGTGACCTCTTTGAAGGAGTAACGCAGCGCCCCCGCTAAATCCACTGGCGTGGTGAAAAAGCTGGTATCGTCCCCCTTCGTCTCCCAGTCCAGCCCTGCAAACGTAATGGTTGCAGTGATATCACCATCGGCCGGGATTTCCATCTGGAAGGTACCAACCTGGCAACCGCGGGCAATCTGGGCGATCCCCACATCACTGGCAAAGGTCGCCACGGAGAACGTAATACGACCATTACCCATCGTCAGCACGTTATTTACCCATTCGGCGCCGAAACAGCTGGCAAGAAAATCGTCATGCTGATTCCAGCGAAACCGTGTGCCGACATCGCCGCCGACATCCACTGTGCCGCGTGAAACACCCTGCGCCATACGGTCACCAGCGATTTCGTCGTTGTCGTTGGTGTTCTGCGTTGGTTTCAGACCAAATGAAGAACGCCGCAGCAGGTTCCACGCCCCTGCTGTTGGCGTAATTCCTGCTGTTGTCTCGCGAATAAACGCGGCTACTACTTTTGCACCTGAGCTCACAGGAGCCTCCTGTTTTTTGTGCGCTACAGAGCGCGATAAGGAATTTGAAGATTGAGCTGTAACCAGCCATCGGTCTCACCCGCCGTCACAGCAGAAACAGCGAAATAACTAAGTTTTCCGTCGTCCTTGAACTCGAATAGCTCCGTTAGCTGATCGGCCGTCCGGGAGATAAGCAACGTCCCGGAGCCAACCGGAACAAATAGCTGAATGATGAGTAAGCCCGTCCTATGGACGACTGGCCCATCCCCGATCTCGGTTGCGCCAGCCTGCCCTGCAATGTTGGTGAGGCGGGCCCAGATATCGCGGTTGCTGGGGTCAAATACCGGACCATTGGGGTAATCCACCGCATCAGAGGCAATAGCGGTCTGTGCCGCCATTCGGGAAATGACAGCGTTTCTGATTTCTGTAAGGGTCATTTGTAGGCCTGAATCACACCATTAAACGAGACGGCATAGACGCCTGTTGGCGCCTGCGTTGAGTGACCATTCTCCAGAGGCACGGAGTAAGGCAGGTTCGACTGGATGTAAATCACCGAGTAGGCTGGCGCCTGGTCAATGATATTTTTGCCATTTAGAAACGTCATTGTCCCACGCGGATCCGGCTCGGTCGGGACGGAGTGATCGGGTTCGCCGATGCTGACAAAATGCGATGCCCTGAAGGTTCCTGCGCGATACTCAGCCGGCCGCCTGATATCCATGCTGTCATTAACACGGACTTTCTTCCTGAGCCTTCCGGTTTTGGTCAGGTTAGCAGGGTCGGCATAAAGAGATTCGTTCCATTCACCTACCGCTTTGTTGTATTGAACCGCGGTCGCGTTGATGGCCCACAGCTCCGGGTTTCCTACCGGCGACCGTTGAACAATTTCATTCAGCAGTTGAATGGCGATTGTCCGCTGGCGCAGTTTGACATCTTCGGCCACCAGCACGGCGAATGCCGCCGGGTCAATGTTCCAGCCCTTAGCCATATCACGCCCTCCGCAGTTGAATGGAGTACGCAGCGCCAGCAGAGTCGGCAGAAGCGGTGATGATCTCGTAACGCTGAAGCTCACCCGTAATAGAATCCGGTGCGGTGATGATATGCCCGACTGCCGGCTCGTCAGTCACCTCATTGACCAGGGCGGTTAGCTTCACGTCACCATGCAGAATGTTAACTCCATCGATACGGCGCAGTTTATAACGCGCCAGCACTCCACGCCCCGAGTAAGTCACCTGCGTTTCAGTGCCGGTTTCCGTCACCGGGTCCCAGGCACCTCGAACGGTGTATGACCCAGTGAAATCCTTAACGGCATCCTGCAGGTCTGTATCGAAGGCTGCGGCGACTTCAGTTTGGAGTTCGTCGCGGATACCCACGGTCTACCTCCTCTATGCCTTTTTCACCAAAACGCTGAAGCGGGATATTGTTAGAAACATATCCGCCAGTAAAAAGGACCAGGACGTTACCACGCAGTTTCCTGGTATAGATTTCGCCGTTGCGTTTAACCCTCAGCGGAAGCGGAGCAAACTCAACAACGCCCTTTGCCGGGTTTGCGTAAACGACATAATTGATCGGGTTTCCATTCACAAACACATCGCGAGGGCCGAGCCCGTCACCGGCATAATGCACATCAGTGTTTTGCATATCACCCCCTTACCAGCCGTACCTGAGACTGACTAACGCCATAGGGCTTTAGCAGTGCAAGCGCCAGCTGCAGATCGGAATCAAGCAATGCCGAGCTGTTGGTAGCAAGTTCCGCGAAGGTCTTTGAAACGCTGACATCATCGGCATCTACCGTCTTACTCAGCAACACACCAGAATCGGTTTTCTGCTGATAAAGGCCACCATTCGAGGCCGCTAGCGCCGCATAGGCGCCAGCTTGTTTCACATCGTCAGGAATGATGATTTCGTGAGTTGCCTTATTGCACGGCATTTTCAGGTTAAGTCCATTCATCCAGGTATTAGCCATCAGCACAGATTTGGCTTTTTTGCTTTCATCTGTCCAGGTGGCACCGAGAATCGAATTGACGTCTTCAACGGTGATGAAAGTGATCATGCATCACTCCATTTCTTTCCAGCCGTGCGCCTTCCAGTTCTCCACTTCATCAGGGTGAACGTTGGCGGTATTGGGGGCGCCGGGGAATGCCGGGAAATCGGTAATCATCGTCACCAGCTGCGATATGGTCGATACGGGTACGTTGTTATCCGCCTGCGTAGACGCAGTTTGCTCAGCAGCTCGTTGGGCGCGCTGCTCTTTTGTTAATCCGGCCATTAGCCCTCCACTAAAAAAAGGGGCCGAAGCCCCTGTTTATCAGCCCAGCAACAACGCTGAGTGCGCCGACTTAACTGCCGCTACGCCCCAGGACAAACCGACTTCGTAACGCACCTGGCGATACTGGCGGTACAGGGCTACCTGGTAAGTGATGCCAGATACCGGGTCAGTTACGTTCATCACATCATCCGCAGTATCGCCGCCCTGAGGCATTGCCGGGGTTCGGGATGCAAGCAGGAATGCATTGCGATCAAACGCCATGTTTGCGGTGTAGGCGCCACCAGCGGTAATAGCGGTGTTGTCGGCCAGTGCCTGACGTAAGCCAGGAGCAGCCAGGGTGATTGCTGTGGCCGTCGCAACAGCAACAAGGTATTTATTGCTGTCCCCGTCAAACGTCACGATGTCGCCCGCTGCAAAAGCACCTGTGCCGGTATCAATCGCAATCAGAATATCGCCTTCAGCTTTTGCTCCATTCACCAGGTATCCCGCAGCCGGAGATGCAGCGCGTTTCTTAACATGCGCGGATTCGTGGATGTTGAATCCTTCCAGTCGCCCCACGATACCTTCGCGCAGAAGCGCATCAGTACCGGATTCGTTTACTTTGAACAGAACAGACTGTTTACCGCGGAGGTTTGCGATAGCCGAAGAACCGAGAACCATCTGCAGATCAGTTGTCGGCGAACCGTTGTCAGAGAGAACCTGGCGCGCATTTGCCGCATCCGACAAATCACCTGCAATACCGAAAGGAGCGGTGCCGGCGGTACCAACAGCACGAGAGGATGCGAAATACAGAGCCGCGAGATCTGCATCCATCTCATTAGCCAGCGCGCGAAAAGCCTGCTTAAACTGATCGGCAAGGATGGTGTTGTATGTCCCTGCGGGCCCCAGTGCCAGTTGTTCCTCACCGTTCCATTTGACCGGGGCCATTTTGGATTTGGTGATTTTGACATCAACGGTGCCGATCGTCTGGTCGCCGTCATTTGGCGCAGTAGCCCCCGGGGTAATATCAACAGTGGTTGCCGGTGGCGCAACCGGCGCAGTAACAGTCTGATCCTTCGCCGCCGCATCAGCTTTCGCATTACGCGATACAGCCGGGATAAAACCGACCTGTTCGCGAGATACGGTATCCAGAGCCGTGAAGATAGTCGGGATCAACCCGGTAAGCGTATTAGCCATGTGTATGGATTCCTTGGAGATTAAAATATAGGGTTGGTTGAGCTATCCAGCTCCGGCACCAGCAGCCATCCGGCGGCTGGCAAAGAATTAATCGACGATGGTGATACCGTCTTTGAGAGTTGATTGCTGGTCTGTCGGGCTCAAACTGGTAAACGCATCGCGTTTCATCGTTTTCTGCCCGAGTGAATGCTGAGACTGCCGTGAGCCGCCTCCCTGGTTGCCGCTGGCCTTCAGAATGTGGTCTTTCTGTGGGTACTGCTCCACCAGGAACTCCAGCGCCTCATCAAAGGCCGCCAGTTCGCCCGGTTTAGAGCGGGAATAAATTTTGTTGCCGGAGCCGTCATAGGCAACGACTTTCCCGTCCTCAACTTTGAAGGACTGACCGAACCGCGCCTGAAGCATATCTGCCGGGATTGCTACTTTATCTGCGATGAATTTCGAGCCAGAGAACCGGCCGCCGATCATTTCCTGATAAAGCTGGCCTTCAAGTGTCGTCGCACGCTGAGTAGCTTCATCAAGCTGGGCCTGGAATGATTTGGTGATATCCGCTTTAACCTGATCAACGGCGCCTGCGTCGATCAGTTTTTTCTGGTCGATTTTAGTCATCATCTCCAGCGCTTCGAGCGCCTTTGCCGGATCGCCGATTTTGGCAAACTTAGCCAGACCGGCTTCAGCGGCTTCTTTGGCTTCACGATGAGATTTTGCCTCGCCATTCAGAGAGGAGATTTTCCCAACGGCCTGCACAGCATCAAAACCAACTTCCTGGCCGTCATCGTGGATGTAGACTGGTAAACCGCTGGAATCGACTTCTGCATAGCTTTTGCCGTTAACTTCGACTGTTTTCAGTTTCATGTGGTTACCTTTTCGGTGGTCATCCGACCGTTGCACCGCTCACCATCCGGATCACGGCAATAAAAAAGGCCGCCCGGAGGCAGCCTGATTGAAGACTTAAAAAGCTTTAAAGTCTGGCGTTGCTGAACGCTTGAGCATCCAGGTTACGAAGTTGCTCCAGAGTCAGCCATTCGCCCTTGTCGTTGTAGAAATCATCGGGCGACATGCCGCCGTCACGAATCAGCCGGGCCCGGGTTACGCCAACGATCTGGGACTGTCGCGTGAACGACTGGCGCGAGAACCAGCCCTGATAATCGGTATCCGAAGGCACCTGCCCGTCCATGCTGGCACGTGAGCTATCTGATATTTGCCCAACAGCAATACCCAGCTCATCAGACGATTTCAGGATGTAGGTTTCGACGCTGCGACAGCAGAAATGGATTTTCCCGGGTCCCTGCAGATACGGCACCTTATGGCCGATCGGCTTGTTATCCAGTGTGTACTTGAGGCGGTCGCGAATCCGACAGTCTTTTGATGTACGGTTATCCAAAGTGGATAACCACTGCTTACCCTTCAAAATGTCATCGTTCGCATCTGCAAAGCTTTTCCTGGCCGTAGAAGCAAGATGCCCCACAGCCGTTTTTGCAAGACTGCCAGCATTGGTGCGGCTCATCTGCAGCGCGCCATCCTGATAGCCACGGTTAGCATGACCACGGACCTTTCTGGCGATTTGCTCATGCGTATCGCCCAGGAGAAAACCCTGCCGCACTGTATTGGAAATTCTTGCCATCCTGTCAGCTTCAAGGTTATCTGCCCACTCCGAAAGCAGGCGCCCCTGAAATGGCTGTGCCATCGCAGTTGCGTAAACGGCATCCGGTGAAATGCCCACCAGCGGGTGAAGCGATAGCACATCATCGGGGATCGCAAACTGGAACAGGCTCAGCTGAAAGCCTGTTTCGTGCTGAGCGAGTTGCAGCAGCTCATCAGATAGTCCCGCGTACATTGACTGCACAGCCTCGCGATTGAGAGCTCTGACACTAACGAGCAGCGCTTCCAGTCGCGACACGGTAAAGCTGTCAGCATCCAGGCTATCCATCGCTACCAGCAATCTGGCTGTCAGTTCCGCATCGCTGTCATTCAGGATTTTTATCATCCTGTTTGCAACGCTGGTGCTGTACCGCGCTATCCATATCGCATGCGCTATCGATTCATCCTGAAGCTTGTCATTCGCCGTTGCCATTTGCACCACCCGGGTTACTCAGTCCGCCGGCCAGCGTGACCTGCTGATTTCGCAGCTCGTCGATTACCTCTTCGGGCTTCGCATCCGGATCGATAAATTTGAGGGCCTGCAAAACGCGAACAGCATCGACCTGACGTATATCACCCCCCTGACGTAGCGACTGAACAGCTGTTGCAGCTGCGGCATCAAACGTCTGGGCTGAAACATCCAGTTCGGTGCGTACATCGACATTGCCACCCTCTTTCTCGCCCAGCCATTCCGCCATAATCTGCAGGATATTATCGAGCGCATCCTCAAGCGAGCTTGCCATGGTGTAGAGAGGTGAATTCTCCTGCATCCGCTCTTCGTGAGTCTGGTCTAAGGATTTAGTCGATGTGTTTTCCGCGCGCAGCAGTTTTGCGCCGGCCTGACGCATCTGGTTTTCCAGATCTTCAAGGGAAATCTTCCCGGCTTCAATCGCAGCCCCGGTATGCTCGACATATTCCAGTCCCTGCCGCTGGCGGTCATCGAAACGAGTCGCAGAGGAAGAACCTATCGTCAACGTTTCGCCATCAGCCAGACCGTAAGCCACCAGCAACGGCACGCGAGCGACATGCAGGATGTTGTCCTGTTCACTCTGACTCTGCCAGTGCTTGATATTCAGTAAGGCGAGATTAAGCAGTGGCGGTGAACCGCGCATAAAGCCTGTGCGTTTTGTGTAAAGCGTCACCAGGGGAATATCATCGCGACTGGTTTCCCACTCGTCGTGAATCTGCCACTGACTTTCGCCGTTATCACCTTTATTTCGGCGATAAATTTCAACCTTGCCCGGCATGATATGGCGAATTTGCTCAACTTTCGTTTGCCCGTAATCATCGCCATCAATAATGATGACCTCTCTGATACGCAGATCGGTCAACACCACTTTCCCTTTATCCACTTTCGATTTCCAGCCGATGACCTGGCGAGGATTTAACATCGTGGCATACGGGCGGGATCCCGCGGCTTTTTCGTCGGCTTTAGTTTTTACTGCCTCCCGGTCAATTTTCGGGAAATCCACCAGCGCATGTACCAGACCATACTGGAATCCGATGCTGAAAAATTGCTGTGCCCAGACATCGAGCCGGTTTCCTTCCATATCAATATCTGGCGACAGCTCCCGTATTTGTTCAGGAGAATCCTCACTCAATACCGTCGGCTCAGCAAACACTCGCCCGATGTTTTGTTTAATAGCCTCTTCATAGGCAGGGAGTAACGTTGCCGAAGCTAAACGCTCCTTATAGCTTTCAGGATCTTCGTTCGGCCATTTCGGGAGATACTTCTTGCCCTGCCGGCGCATTTCCAGCGTGCCGCCCATCAGCGCATCATTAATATCCCATGCCTCAACCATGTCGTTATAGTCGAGGTTGGGCGTTGAAATATCAGGCATGGTTTTACATCCGCAGTTGGGTGACTTTTCCAGTCGGTTTGATGATCGGGAATTGCTTCACAATGAAATACCCACCGGCATCGTTGGGGTGATCGTTATCCGCCGTTTTATCCGGCTCACCGTTTTCGCCCCAAACCTGTTGCTCAAGCGATTCGGTGTACACCGAGCACCGCTTTACATTCACTTTGTAGCGACGTTCACCGTTACCATTGCAGAACATGGCATTCATCGCGTTGATGCGGTCTTTCACTGGCGGGTTTGATGCATTAACAACCACATTGAAGCCGGCCTGCTTAAGCTGAGCGATATCCGTGGCGCTGGCATTGCTGGATTTGCGGGAATCGCCGGAAGCGTCCGGGTAAATATAGATTTCCCGCACCTTGCGATAATCGTTGCCGTCGTACAGCCAGAACCGTTCTTTGATGATGCGGATCATGTCAGGGGTGTCGTAAGCCTTCACAATTTCATTCACCGCAAACGGAAGCCCCAGACGTAACACATGAACAACCCCGGCCATCTTCCCGACGTTGAAATCCATACCGATATACAGCGGCTCACCGGGTTGTTCTTCCTCCCGGCAGTTATTCAGCTTACGGTCAAACTGATGGTAAATCGTCCCGCTGGTAAGGTTGGTGAACTGGCCACGCAGATAAGCCTTGATCAGTTCCGGCGGGTATGACTCCATCAGCGACGGGATATAGTCCGGTGGCAGATTCTTTTCGTTGTCGAACGTCGAGGCCTGCACCAGGCCGTACAGCGTTGAGAGCGAAGGCTTATCGCGTACAGCCTTTGCGAACTGCTGATAAACGAATTTAAACCCTTCTGGCGTCGTGGTGACGTCGATCCCGTTACGAAGACCGGCTACGTTGTAACGCATACGTGCAATGATTTTTCGCCAGGCTAACTGCGCCTTTTTTGCGGGCATTACGTCCAGCTCATCAATAAGCGCATTACCGATTTTAAAACCAACGATGGTTTGCGGTTTCTCCATCGAGCGGCAAATCGTCGTTCCTCGGTACTGGCGCCCGGCGTAGAAGTGAACCTCTTTGTTTCCCTCGTTGATTTTGACATTCAGCCCCCAGTCGTGGGCCACCTCCTCAACAGTGGGATAAAAGATGTCACGGATCTGCGGATACGTTGGCGCAAAGTAACCCTGGTTGATTTTGGGGTGTTCCCACATCCCCTTGCAGATACCACCGCAGCCGACCCACGTCTTGCCAGAACCGAAGCCGGCGACGTAGGCCTTAAATTTGTACTGCATCGCAAGGAATTTGGCCTGAGGGATATTAAGCGTCGGTGCTATCGCCATCCTCTTCCCTCACTCGTGCATCGACTACGTTGATATTGATTGCAACTGGCGTTGGTTCGTCATCCTCCGCATCAGCAGCCAGCTCTTTGCGTAATTTTTCGACCTCCAGCTGCCGGCGCTCAATTTCAATCTGCTGCAGACGCTGGGCGAACTCGCTATCAGCCAGGCCGAGACGTTTCATCACCGCCTCGTACATTCGCTCACGGCTAATAGCGGTAATCTCCACGCCATTCTTCCCAAGCTTCACACCGGAATAGGCAAGCGCAGCATCAGGCGCCAGCTTGCGCGTATCAGCGAAGAAAGGCTGGCCGACGCCATCACCATTACAGCGAGGGCATTCCGGGTTAGGTGCGCTGGTGTGGTCGTAACCGTAGCCACCAACATCGACGGGCTCGCGACGTTTTCGCTCAAGCGCTTCGAGTCGCTTCTCTTCGTACTCAACAGCGTCACGCCATTGATACTGGTGACCGAAGCCCCAGCAATAGCGGCAACTCCCGCGGCGATACTGTGATAGCTGGTTGGCGTCGAACGTTGCCAGCCGCCACATCTGCTCAAGCACTTCATCAGCGCTGCCAAGCGTGCGCACAATGGATGCTTTTTGCTGCTGCGCAATAGCCTGCGCAACGTTAGGATTCGTCAGAAGCTGACGGCCATAGTTTGGGTCGCTATAGCCTGCACGCTCAGCGGCAGCCGTAGCGTTCTGGTCCTTGAGGTATTCAGCAATGAAGCGCTTTACTTTTGGACTCAGTTTGCTATCCACCAGCTCTTCTGCGCACTTTTCCTTTTGCGCAGTGCGCAATTTCTTCTGCACAGGTTTTTGCGCAGTTTGCGCAGTGGGTTTCTTGATGTATCGGCGGGCAGTAGCGTAATTCAGTCCCTGCGCTTCACACCAATCCTTCGGTGATACGCCAGTTGCGGCATGATCGGACAGGAACCGTTGCTGAAGCTCGCCCCAGTCCGGTTTTGCCATGGATTATTCCTATTTAACGTGAGGGAGAAAAAGGAATGACTGATTCTCCATAAAATATTCACTTTTATGTTTTGGAATTAAGGCTCTTTAGTTCAGGAGTTATTATGAAAAGAATTATGCTTGCTGTTTTTGTTATCTGTGGTGCGCTGTCTCTTTCAGGATGTATTTTGCCTCCGGGAGGACCAGGCGGCGGACATGGTGGCGGTTCTGGTGGCGGATTCTCACATGGTCCGGGTTTGCGTTAATAACAGCAGGCCCTTTTCAGGGCCTATTCGTATCAGGAGGTATCAGTCGATACCTCCTTTCCTGAACGAGAAACGACAGGTTCATAGGCACCAACAGTAATGCCTTAGCTCGCCTGCTCTGCGCCGGTATCAAACAGCGCCAGCGCTTCGGTCGCTTCCTGAATCGCTTTACGGGTCTTCGAGACAATCTCGCTTTCCGTGTAAACACGATCAAAGGAGTCTGCGAAAAGCTCAGACTTCAGATAGCTGTCACCAACCCAGTCAATGGCCAGCTTGGCCGCTGCGGTGTCGTAATTCACTTTCTTGATGATATCCAGGCGGATTTGTTCGGATGTTGTGATGTCTGCCATGTCTTACCTCTGTGCGATGTGGGGAGCATTATCGAAGCCACTCGGCAGAATGGCTCCTGTAATGCCTTACTTAACTGTTTCGATGGTCGCGCCGTGGCTGTTGGTGATGTAAATCTGATCGCCTTTGTAAAGAAACTGGTATCCAACACCACCAAGCTCAGGGATGTCCGGGAAAGCTGGCGAAGGTATCCCTGAACAAATAATGGCAATGCAATCAGCCCGGTTTGCTCCAGTACGCTCGACCGTTAATTGATGCTCATCGCCAACTGGTTTCGTCATATCTTGGTCCTCATAGGACATCGGGATATGCTCAATGATGTCAGGCGCCATAACATCCAGTTCATCAGCAAGAGCAAAAGCCTGACGCCATTGCTCAGAGCCAGGGCGAGCAACGGTGATTTCTTTTGCCTCATACAATGAGGTGGCGTTGTTAATAATCTGCTTAACGGTAAACATTTTCTTCTCCTGCTTCTGGTAATAAAAAGCCCCGCTATTGCGAGGCATCGTATTTACTTGTATTTGATATTTATTGCCAACGAATCAACCTGGTAATCCGTCGATGTAGCTAAATATAAAACTAGCATCCATCATATTACTTTGATTAAAGCGGCTTCTTTTTATTGCCTCAAACCCTTCCTGCTTACTAGGCCAATTATTGCAACAATCATTCATATTGTTGTTTTTTTCAAACCACAGTTTTTTGAAACTGAACTCTTCAGCAACCTTTTCAAAAGCAACAACTGTTTTCTTCTGAGTTCGTGTAGCAGTGATGATCACGTTGCATCCCATCTCAGCTAACTCTTTGGTAGATTTTTCAACCTGAGAGCCCAAATCCCCCAAAGTGGATATCCCAATCTTAAGTCCATCACGCTCAAATACAGCTATAAGATCCTTTTCTCCACCAGGGTGGGGTTTTGCTGCCATAAAGGATGCATAGCGATCACTTTGCTCAAACAGTTTTATCAGAAATATTAGCGTTTCACTTTTTCCCCTGTTGCTGGAACCGAATACACCCATCATTAAGTTCATCTTGCAGCACTCCTTACTGTGTCGTCTTCCCTGATATAATGCTCATGCTGTGTTGATGCAACAGTTTTTATTAGCTATTAGTAGCCTTGTCGGTTTGTTGCGGGCAGTTCACCAGCACTGATTTGTTGTGCGCCAGAATGTCGCGCTTGGTCTGCTTATCCAGCACGTCGATATCGTGGTCGGTCAGGTAGATGATCCGCACCCAGCTGCAGGCCGTATCAACGACTACCGGGCCGGGTGAAGTGCTCGCGCAGCTCCCGATCAACATCGTCATTATCCATACGTTTAACTCTCTCTTCTGCATCGCGGGCTTCCCCGGTAACTTCCTCATTTCTGTACTGAGCGGCGACATGATGACAGCTTTTTCTTCGCAACACTGGTATCGACTTCAGTTCACCAGTTGATGTAAGGATGTCGAGCACGTCCACTTGGTCTTTATCAGTGAGACAAATCAGGAGCTATCTCGCATTTATGCCGACCGGATCATTGCGCTGTGCTTTAAGTTCAGCAATTCTTGACTGGATGTCGGGTTTTGACAGGCTTTCGGACGCAATGCGGTTAGCAGTCTTTTCGCTGTAGCCCGAATAGCCGCTTGCGTGGCGTTTAAATCGATGAGGTACTCGCGACAGAACATTTCTTGCTTGTCGGTGAGTGCCATAATGTGGAGTCCGTAATGAACAAAGATGAACTGGAAAGCTTGTGTATTAAAATAAGAGAATGCCTAGATAAATGGTCCGCTGATGGAACACTGGAGACCGTAGACGGTAGTGACACATGTAACTTTCCAAGCGGGTGTTGCGGATTTGTTACGGAATGTTTGGCCGTTATTTTATACAAAATGACTGGCACAGTTCCTAATCAGGTAACGGCTAAATGCGAAAAAAGCCATTCTAATTACAATAAGCTCGCCGCAAATAGTCATCTCTGGCTTGAACTTAACGGGATAAGCATTGATTTAACCGGCGATCAATTCAATGATCACTGTATCAACATCCCTCCTGTATTTGTCTCGACCTCACCGCATCCACTGTCAACTAAAATGGAAACTAAAAGCAAACCAGCATATGTTATTGGTTTAACAAAGCCACTTACAGGCCATGACACCGCACAATTAGCACTTATTCAAAGATTAAGGAAAGAACTAAACCTTTTCTGAGCTCCAATTAATTATTTGATGCACTGCGTGGTGATATATTCCTGCAGAGCCCTCAGGGCTGTTTGGTCGCTGAGGATTCCGGATCGGATACCGAGAACGTTTCGTCCAGCAACTGCAGAGAGTTCGACGGTGGCATCATCGCCCATGCTGGCGGAGCCGGTGGTTGGGGTTGCGGCTGACACTGGACACTTGCCTTTGACGAGCACCCGACCACCATTATCAAGCTTGTGCTGCAGAGCAGCATTTTCAGCCTTTGCATCGGCTAACTCCTTAGTGTATTTGGCATCTAGCGCTGCGACGTCGCGCTGCCTTACCTGCATGTCAGCAATGGTGTCTTTCGCAAGGCTGAGTTGCTCAGTTGCTTTGTTCCGCTGCCTTTTGAACTTGGTCGCGTTGTCGTGGTAGTGACTGGCCAGCCATCCGAGACTGACTATCAGGCAGATCACTACGGCGCTGATGACTGCGATTAGCCGATTCATGGTTGTACTTCTGCTACAACGCCGCCAGCGGCTTTGAATTTTGCGATCAGGTTGTCGGCCTTATGCTCAAACTGGCCATAGCCAGCGCCGGGTAATGATGCCCAGATATTGCTGCAGCGATCGATAGCCTGACGAATCTGCCCGTTATCGATGAGCGGCAGAGCGCCACGTTCTTTGATTTGCTGCAGTGCAACCTGGTCCTGTGAGGCCGGGGAGAAGTCTTTCAATCCAAGCTGTTTCCGATACGCATCCCACCATTTTGAAAGCAGCTGGTAACGCCCTGCCGCGGTAGATTTGATGTCCAGCCTGGGGAGATTAACCAGTTTTCGTGGGTGGTCGCTGTAGCCCGAGAAAAGCGATCCGCCGACAATGACATCATAACCCCTGTTTTTGGTGTTCTGCCCTAGCTTGTCAGTACCCTCTGACCAGGCGAGCATATCCAGAAATGCCCTGCGCTGCTTATTGAGTTCCAGCATCATCAACTCCTGCTTTTCTGGCGGCGAACTTCTTAATCAGGTTGCCAATCGAGTCAGTACCGATGTAGCCAATGAAGACACTGGCGATGTAGGCGAGATTGCTGCTAAGGCCAATGAAGTCGAGAAGGTCACGGACGAACCAAGCGATCATCGCGCACATGACAGCATCGATCAGCGTCTTCGCCATGGCGCCACCGTTATAGCGGCCCCGTAAATACGCCATTATGAAAGCCAGTATTGCGCCGATACCCTGCTCCTTAGCTGCCAGCAGAGCGGCGATGAAATCTTGTTTGTAGGGCATTCGCATAAGCCTCACCTCCGTTAATGACGGATGGCGCTGTGTGTGTTTAAAAGGGGTCAGGCCCGTCGGGCTGAATTTAATAACGAAGCGTATCGATGATGATTCCCGCGAGGCCTGAAATAGAAAAGCCAGCGCAAAAGCTGGCGATATGTTGGTAATTGCGGCTCTATAAATTATATCTTGTGGGACAAAGTAAAAACCCTAACCGCAGGGTAGGGTTTCGAGGAAAATTTTGTTGGAAAAATGCTAATTTAGCTAATTTTGAGATTTACAGCGACCAACGAGTGATCGTCTGTTGGGCCATTTCTTTGAATTCTCTTCAAAAGATTCGCAGAGAAAGTATTTGCATTTTTCAACGTATTTGGGGAAAAGCGTGGTCGACGCTCCCAGAAATGATGGGCCCCATCAGACATAAGGATAAGAGTTACAATCCCTTCATGATCCATGACCTCGTTGAGTGGCAAGGTAATATGTTGAAATTTAACAGGCAAAACTTTAGAAATGGCAGCCGTTAACAAGTTCTTCCCCGGTAATTCTGTTAACTCTTTCTTCGTATACAAACCGTCGTCGAGCAATTCTTGGTGCTGGGTGTGATCTTTTGTAAGAAGCTTTAATTTATTATCAACCTTCACATAAACACGTGTATCACCAACATGAATTACATTGAGTGCTCCTCCCGCAACCACACAATACGATAATGTTGTAGCTGCTTTGCGGCGCTCAGACTCGTGCAGGGATAAATCAGATATTTTTTCTTTGATTCCTCTAAGAATTTCATTCGGCTCAAAAGCAGCTACGGATTTATGTATCGCGACATGGTTTACTGCAGTTTGCGCTGCCTCTTTCGCACCAGCATAAGAGCCTACGCCATCGGCAACAGCAAAGATGAAACCATCATCGCATTGTTGTGGCAGTAATAGTGCATCTTGGTTCTCGCGGTCATTACCTTTAGGGCATGAGAATGCACCGCAACTTATCAGCTCAATCATTTGCCTCTCCTTGCAGCAACAATCTCGTCAAGAATCTCTATCATCTCATCAACAGAATCGTATCTTGTACGAGGCAAAAATGCTGCAGATTTCTCGATAAGTGTTGTTATACCATCAATGTGAGACAAATTCATTTCGCTGATGATAACACCTAGTGCATAAATGTCTGATTTTTGTGTATAAACACCACGCTTAGCCTCATCAGACATATACTTTACAGTGCCAATGCCCATTTTTTTGTCTTGAAGCACGCCTGATAAGAAATCAGACTGCGCTTTCGAATCCATACTTTTGATAAGCCCGAAGTCAGAAATCTTGTAGCATCCACCTTCAAACTTAAGAATATTTTCAGGCTTTAAATCACGGTGTAGTAAGCCTTCATCATGAATATACTTAACTCCGCTTAACACCATCTTTAGAGCAAGCAGCTTTTCATCGTCTGATAGAGTGTTTGATTTTAACTCATTTTTTAGGTCAGTCTCAGCCAACTCCATAACAAACCAAGGATGCTCAATGTTAAGATGATGTATGTAAATCCTAACAACATGATCATGACTACACTTGGCTTGGTAATCAACTTCACGTTTGAATCGCCGTTTCCAGTCATCGACACTGAAATACTCATTCAGCAACGCTGGGTTGACTGACAGAACTTTCCTTGCGTATTCACCACTAAGATGACCTGCAGTGTTATACACCTCAACCTTTTCCACACGGCCAAAAGCGCCACACCCCAGATCTTTCAAGGGCTTTATAAGGTAGTTACCTCTGGGTTCCATAGTTTACTCACAAATGATTTGCATGAGCAAAATTTACACCCAAATGAAAAACCACACCATATCAATAGGTTTAATTTTCTGATCAAATGTACGCATTCTTAATTGGTATGCAGATACCGCCATTAAAAAAAGTAAAAGCCCCGCACGATGGCGAGGCTCGGTGTTCTGATAGGTCAAACGCAAATACGGCAGCCTACACAAAATATATTGCTCATTTGCTCATTAAAATGCAAGCACTTTATGACTCTTTTCTGCAATTTTCCTCACGCTTTCGTGATCGTTAAGTGCATTTTGCAAAGGCTGGTATAGGCAGAAGAGCGCCGCATTGATAACTTGCTTAACTTCCCGGCGGATGGTTGAAATGCTTGGGTGCTTGTACTGGTTTCCGGCGCGAGTCTTCATCAGGCGAGGTTTGCTCACAGCATGCTGCCATGAGGCGATCCTTATCTCGCTTGAGTTGCAGACGTAATAGGCAAAAATTACCTTCCATGCGTTCTTATCTACGTCTTTCAGGTAATGCCGGATAACGGCATCAATCAGCATCCCATCATCATCGCTGCATACAGGCCTTGTTGGTGCTTGCGGTTCAACTGTGGCCATGAACTTGGCAATCATATTTATCATCTCCTTGTCTATCTTTCCTGTCTGGCACCACGCCCCCCAAAGCTGGAGCCACTGATCTATCCACTGGTGCTGTTCGTTGGTTAATTCCAGTTTCATGCTGTCTCTCCCAGGGTCTGAAAGATGCGAACGATATTTCTCAGTATGCGGTAGTCAACCAGTACGGTGCCGCGGTGCCGGCAAAGTCGGAGCTTGTGCCAGCGGTCGCGGATGCGCTCTATGGCGAGCTGGTTCATGCAGCCTCCCGTTGTTTTATTAACGCACGGCGGAGCGCGCTGTAATGGCGCCTGATGCCTTCCAGTTCTTCGATGGTGTATCGGTGAGGGGTGTTGTTGTTTTCGAGCGCCTCGACACGCTCAGCGCCGATTTTCTCTACAAGAGCGACGCGGTACTGCTGCTGATTACCTGATAACTGCACATTGCAGTGATGGCACTGCTTGTGAATGTTGTCCTCGTTGTAGCGCAGGTGAGATGCTTTCCCGCGGGAGCGGTAGTGGCCGGCCTCCCACTGAACCGTTTCGAACGTACCGCAGCTGATGCACGGCAGATCGTGGTCACGCTCGCGGATATAGTCGTTAACGACACGCTGGGTCATGTCTTCCCAGTGCCGGAGAGGTTTCACCGCGGCTTTGCGCTTTCTCCAGGCTGCGCGCTCTTTCTTCGCTTTCGCCTTGGCCTGCTTATCGCGCTTCTTCTCAAGCTCCTGCATGGCAAATTCAGCGCCATGCTCAGGACAGCACCAACGATGGTTTTCGAATGCAGGAGTGAATTTCTCCCGGCAGATTTTGCAGCGTCGTTGGGGTTTCTTGGCCATGTTCACCCCCACATCCTGTTGCGCCAGCGAGAGTCTGGCCGAGGCGGATTTTTGTCCTCCACCAGCTGCGCGCTGACGGTCCATGTCATAAAGTCAGGGTTTAAGCTTCGTTCGACCTTTACGCCCCGCTGGCGATATTTCGCCATCAGTTCGTCGGCCTGCTGCGTTGTGCATTCGTGATGGTGAAACCATGAGCGTTTCATCGGCCTCACCCCGCGAAGCTTAAAAGCTGGTTGGCGGCGTTCTCAGCTTCCTGCAGGCTGTTGAACGAACGAGAGAGGATCCATCGCCAGAGAACATCGAGCGATGCTTTGTACTGTTCCTGGAATTCGCATTCGTCCATGCTGGCGAAAGAAATGCTGCGAGGGTGTTTTTTCAGCGTACCGTCCGGCAGCTGTATGGCGTCATAGTGGCCTGCTTCAACGATGACCCACGCCCGGTAAGTATCGAAGGATTTGCAAATACTGATATAGCCGGATCGCTTCTCGGCTATTCGGTCGAGATATTGCCCGGCGGCATCAAGTAACGCCGATTCACTCCCGCCATATGCAGCAAGGTATTTGGCGTAACCTGTGATAAGCCTGCGCTCGTTAGACGAAATCGCCCCGCCGGTAGGTTCCCAATATTCAAAACCGAGATTGAGTAAAGCAAAGTAACGGCGGTGAAACGCCGGATTACGGACAAGCTTAAAGTCGGCCTCCAGAACGGCGCCGAGCTTGCATTTTGATTGCAAGAAATCGCTGGTCTCCTGCGTGGCAGGGATCAGTATTCCTTGGGTCTGTTTTATCAGGTGTAATTGTTGCGCCATGGGTTTCACTCCGTGGCGCTGAGATGCTCCGTTGCCGTTGTTCAGGCGGCAGGTAAATTATTGCAGCTTACTCTCGGTTTCGTCAATGCAGCCAGCTTCTTTAGCTAGCTCTATAAACTCTTCAATCGTTAGCAAAAACTGACTTTTTCTTACCTTTTCGAGTCCGGTAATTTTCCCTCCATCACTCGAAATTAAAAACTTCCCGCCCTGCCTGATAATGTCCACCACTTCGGCGATATCGAGATCCACTTCATCCCCCTGAGCGACATACAGACGCAAAAAATATAGTCCGGCGACAGCATCAAAGGGACACGCTTATTGCGATGCTTTGGGAAATGCCAGCCACCAAAAGGTGAATCAGTAAAACCAGTCGTCCGCGCTTTCCCACGTCTCTTGCAGGATTTGCTCTACACGTTTTTTATCGCCATCAGCCCCGCCCACAACGCTAAGACCATCGTTGCTTGTGCGTCGAATGGTTAATTTGCAGTCATCATAAGACTGGGACAAGCGGCGCAGCAATTCTTGCTCAAGAGCAAGTATGGCGCCATCAGGGAGTTTTTTATGTTTATCAATTGTGACTTCTACTTTCATGGTTAGCACCCCACACAGATGTCGCGGTAGGGATACCCGTTACCGGATACCCCCCGCACAGATCCCGGCGTGCGCGATTTACGCACCGGGCTCCTGCCTCGGGTGTCTGGCGGTGAACCGCTCCACAGGCCATGGA